CTTCTTTTACTTCATTAGATGGTATTTTATTTGTATCCGAAAAATTATCATTACTTCCACCTGTAGGTTCTCCACTCCATTGTCTAGGTGCATAATTAGGGTCTGGTACACATTGTTTTAATGTGTTATCATAAATATATCCTGCAGGACAAGGGTCTTCACTTGGTGGTTGATTTGTTTCTGATTCTTCTGGTGCAAATTTAAAATCTGGGTCTTTTGAAGTATAACCACTCCATGTTGGTGGAGTAGGATTAGCATATTCGTAATCTGCTTCTGTATAACTCCATTCATTAGTATTATTATCATAAGTTAATCTTAAATTTGTAGAAGGGTATGTCATTTTCTAAGTTGCTCCCGTAGTGCCAGTAGCTGGCGAAGAGAAGCCAGTTTCCCCTGGTTGCGGTACATTTCCTGTTCCGATGTTGCCACCTCCAGAGCCAGTTGGGTCTTGCGGATTCGCTCCTCCAACATTTTCTCCACCTTCATCCATACCGGGTTGTTGATTATTGCCTTGATTTCCTGTAGTTCCATTTGCCATCCCCATTATTTTTGCAAAAATTGCTGCCCGTTCTGGGTCATTAATTAGTTTTTCCGGTTCTATATCAAGAGCCTTTGCTATTTCAGCTAATACTGTATGCCATCTTACGAATGGTGCAAGGTTTTGATTAGAAGCGGCTTGTAAGAAAGTCATCAACCTTTGAGACCTTACTTCTTTTTGCATTAATGATGAAGTTCCTCTTGCTTTGATTTCTACATCTCCACGAATTTCTGGACTATCTTCATTAAATTGCATGTTCCAGGCAAACATAGCTTCACCTAGTGGTCGCAATAAATAATCATCAATATTTTTAACTACTGTTTTAACATTAAGAGCTGCTGCTCCCATTAACATAGACATACCTGCTGCAGTTCTAGTTGTAGATTGCACACCTGTTGTTCCATGTGAATAAGATGGTATTCCTGTTGACTCATCTGCTAATTGTCTAAATTTATCAAACATCATTAAGTTTTCATTTGATGTACTTGGAAATTTTAAACCATGAATAGCTTGTCCTGGCATACCACTTTGTCTTCTAAATATTTTACCAGGATGTACTTTCATATCTTGTCCTGGTACTAACATTGTTTCATCAATGTCAAAAACTAAATTACCTGCTAATGCTAAATTATCAATAGCCATTCTTGCATGACCATTCATAATTGTTTGTGAATCATCCATATTTTCTGGAATACCAACTCCAAAAAATTGATAAGGATTTATTTCATAAGGAGATACTAAATAGGGTATTCTTCCTGGAGTAAATGGATTAAGAACTAATCTTAATATTTTTCCATTACATACCCAACAATTAACTTGTATCTCATCTAAATCATCAAGAGAATCTTCATCAATATCTAAACCTGCTTGTATAGCTAGTTCTTTATCTAAGTATCCCCAAAATTCTAAAATTTCATATCTATTTTTATCAAATTCATCTGTTGTTTCTCTATCAAGTAAAGAACTTTCGTAACCACGAGCTTCATAATTAGAACCCATTGCTATACATTCTCTAATAACATCATTTCTAAAATAAGGTCTATTAGCTAAATCACGAACTTGAGATTTTGTATAGTTATGTCTTTGTATTACATAATCAGCATCTTCAATTGTTACAGCATCTGGGTCTGGGTAAAAATCCCAACAAGATACAGCTTCAATTTTAGGAACTAATTTTGATTTAGGAGTATAAACATTTTCTCCTGTATCTTCATCTTTGTTCCAATAATGTTGAACTTTATCATAAGAGAAAGGCCCTTTAATAATACCTGTTCCAAGTAAAGCCATTTCAAATAATGAATGTCTCATTACTGAAATTGCACTTGATGATTCTAATTGGTCATGAATAACTTTTTCCATATTAGCTGCTGACATTTCAGCAGGAGATATTTGTGGTTCAGCTCTTCCATCTTTAGAAGCACCTTCAACAAAATCTGCTTCTTCATATTCTCTTTTTAACCCACCTAAAATTTCATTAATAACTTGTCCAGGTTGTAAATCATTTCCATCTCCAGGAAAGCCATAAGGGCTTTCTACTTCTTGCTCTTCTGGTTTTTCTGTTTTAGAAACGTGAGCATACTCCGCAATTCCTTCTGGAACTGACGTTTGTTGAACTCCTAATGGAAATTTTCCCGTAGAGAATAATACTTCAATAATCTGTCCATAAGCAGCCATTACCTTAGTCTTTGTTATTTTAACAAATACTTTAGATTTTTCAGATTCTGTAAAAGCCATATCATTACCATAGATTCCTCTATAGTTTCTATATGCTTTTAACCATCTTTTCTCATCAAATTGACGAGCGTTTTCTGCTGTTTGAAACTTTGCTTTTATAGTTCCTGCAAGACTTGAAAAAGCATCATCCTCTTGGTCTTCACCAAGAGCTACGATTTCATCTTCACCTGCCATTATTAACTATTAAATGAGCCGTGTTTTATTTTAGTAGTTGACCATGATTCTAGTTTATCTTTAGATGCTTTTGCTCCTGCTCCAGAAAATTCACCTTGAGAGTATTTTTTCATAACACTAGCTTGTGGTTTTTCTTTTGCAAAATTTCCATCAGCAACTTTAGACATTTCACCATGTTTATATTTTTTCATTATTTCTGACATTATTTTCTCCTAATAATCTTTTTGATTAGCTTTAGACCAAAATTCTTTTGTGTTTTGGTTATTTTTCTTGGTAGGATAATCTTTTGTTGCAACTTCTGGGTCAGCTTCTCCGCCATACGCAGATAAGTTAAGATTATTCTTATTTTTCTTTTTTGGATAAGGCATACCAAGGTCGCCCTGTTTATATTTTGTCAATACTGGTTGTGGCATTTAGCCCTCCTTTATTTTTTCTTTTAAATAATCAATTAATTTTGGATTATCTACAAGAACTGTTGTTAGCCCATTAGTTATACCATTAACTATATGTTCTTCCGCTTTCTCGTCTAATTCCATATTCCATTGATATACTATTGCATGTAGTATTTCATGAATTAAAGTGTTAGCATGAGAAACTCCTTTTTCATCAGCAGTATAGCCGATTACTCCTTCTTTAGAAAAAAATTGTCCTTGTGCTTCATTAGCACTTGCAACAGTTTGTTTCCATTCTTCTAATTTATAATTTCTATAACCAACTTTAATTTTTTCTGGTATATTCATTAATATCCAAATATGCGGTCAGCAGGTTTAAAATTATTTTCTCTATTCTGTTTCATAAACTGGTCATTATCATTACTATTAGGATGTAATGGTCTTGACATTACTCCATAACGTAATGCATCATACGCATGGTCTTCTGCATGTGTATCTACATCTTCTGGATTATGTTTATCCGTTGGTAGAAGAGGTAAAGTTCTAAGTAAATTTCTACAGTTATTAAATATCTTTAATTTAGGTTCACCACTTTTTTCATCAATAGAAAATCTTTTATGTAATTCTAATTTTCCATTAACTCTACTTTTTGGTGACCTATCTGATGGTCTCCATTTACATCCTTCTCTAATCATTGTCTCTGCAATACTAGGGCCAACATCTCCACGTCTTGCCCATGTAGAAGAATCTAACATACCATATCTTATGTATTCACCTTGTTCAGCATCTAGTACTTTTCTAGCAAATACATCTGCTGTTACTCTTTTTGTATATAATTCTCTATATACCCATAAATTGTTATCGAAATCAATAGCAATCCATAAACAACAAGCAGCAGAAGAATAACCCCAGTCACAAGTACGAAACCTGTGCCAATTACGAGGTATTTCAAAAGGTTCACTAATATGTTTAACCACATCAAATTCTGGAAACGCACAATCTTCAAATGCACTCCAATCACCTTCTAAGAATTGTTTTCTTTGTACTTCTGGTAATGATGATAACATTACAAGATAATCATCTGTTTGCATTAGATATGGATTATCTTGAAGTTTAGCAGGTATAAATCTTCTTGTAATTTTTTTCTGACCTACTACAGTATCAATTATAACATCAAATCTTTTTCCAGGTTCTGCAGGGTCAACAAACATGTCTTTAACCCATATAGAACCTATATTACCTGGATTCCCTGTAGCTCTCATATATACAGGTATTTCCGGGTCTACACTTCTGAGGGAGGAACGCAAAAAGTTATAGATTTCTGGGGTAGGATATTGAGGTAACTCATCTATTCCTATCCAAGTATAAGATTGTCCTTGGTAACGAAGAACGTCAGTTAAGTTTTCTGCATAACCAAATTCAATTCTAGCTCCAGATGGAAATCGCCATTCTTTTTCTTGCTCTCTCCATTTAGCACCTGGAAATGCTCTACCATATAATCTTTGAGAATGATTAATCATATCTCTAAGTTCTGGCATAGAACGTCTTAGTAGTAGACATCTATGATTTTCTTTGTGACAATACCTAAGTGGGTCAATAAGCATGGCATAAGATTTACCACCACCTCTTGCTCCACCATAGAATACTTCTCTTTCTGAAGCTGCCA